CCATAACTGGGTAAAGTATGAATGTGATTGATGCACTGCCAAACAACCTAAAGAAAAAGGGTCGCCCCAAGGGTGCTGTGAACAAGAAGTTCACTATGGCTACCTATGCTGAAAGACCTGCGGCTCTACTGCCAAAGACTGAAGTTCAGCGCATCAAAGAACTCAAAGACCTCCTGATAAACAGTGCAGGTTCCAATGTCGTTCACAAAGCAATTGAGATTGCCATGAATGATGAACACCCAGCACAAGCAGCTATGCTCAAACTCTGTATGGATAGGATGCTTCCTGTCAGTCTGTTTGAAAAAGAAGGCAAACAGCGTTCTGCTGTGAACATCACCATTACAGGCATTGGTGGCGTTACCATTGGTGAAAATACTGTAGATGCTGAAGATATAGAACCCAAAAATGTCTGACCTCAACTTCTCACTTCTGCCTTGGCAACAAACAGTCTTTACTGACAAAACAAGGTTTAAGGTTGTGGCTGCTGGTCGGCGTTGTGGCAAGTCTAGGTTAGCGGCTACTACGCTAATTATTGAAGCATTGCGTTGCCCAGCAGGAAGTGCTGTTCTCTATGTAGCCCCCACCAATGGACAAGCAAGGCAGATCATTTGGGATGTGCTGTTAGAGATTGGACGGGATGTTATCCAAAACAGTCACATCAACAATATGGACATCACCATGATAAATGGTGCAAAGATTTATGTTCGTGGTGCTGATAGACCAGATACCCTACGGGGTGTGTCCCTTACCTATGCGGTGCTAGACGAGGTTGCAGACATTAAGCCTGAAGCCTGGGAGCAAGTTATTAGGGCTTCTCTGATCTGTTCAAACTGGGCCAAGAGGAATCTGATCCTGATTGGAAGTCTTGGCACTTCACAACCCAAGACAACCCATTGATAGACCCAACTGAGATTGAGTCTGCCAAGAAGACGCTGAGTTCCTTTGCTTTCAAGCAGGAATACTTGGCATCCTTTGACAACGCAGGAAGTGATGTTTTTAAAGAAGATTGGATCAAATATGGTGTGGAACCTGAGTATGGTAGTTACTTCATTGCAATCGACTTGGCGGGATTTGAAGAAGTGGCTAAACAAGCTGCTAACGCGAAAAAAAGACTAGATGAGAGCGCCATTGCAGTGGTCAAAGTCACTGATGATGGTAAATGGTTTGTCAAAGAGATTGACCACGGGCGGTGGGACATTCGGGAAACTGCCGCCAAAATCTTGATGAAGATGCGCGATTACAGGCCAATTTCGGTGGGAATCGAGCGTGGGGCACTTAAAAACGCTGTTTTGCCCTACCTCAGTGACCTGATGCGGAAAAATAATGTATATTCGCACATAGTTGACTTGACGCATGGCAACAGGAAAAAGACAGACAGAATCATCTGGAGTCTCCAAGGGCGGTTTGAGCATGGGCGTATTGTGCTGAACTCAGAGGAAGATTGGGATGACTTCACTGACCAACTCTTGATGTTTCCTGCCAATGGCGTACATGATGACCTTCCTGATGCTTTGAGTTATATCGATCAATTGGCTGTAACATCTTACTTTGAGGCCGAAGAAGATGAAGAGTGGGAGCCTGTAGACATCATATCGGGGGTTTAATGGCAACAGATAAGCAAGAAAAGCTAGAGCAAAATGAGTTTTATGAGCCTACTGAGGCTGATAAAGAACTGACTGATTTTGTTACTGACCATTGCAACCGCTGGCGTGACTACAGGGATACAAACTTCCTCCCAGATTGGCTTGAGTACGAGCGAATCTTTCGTGGTCAGTGGGCATCTGAAGACAAAACCCGTGAGTCTGAGCGTTCACGCATCGTAACCCCTGCCACACAACAAGCTGTAGAGACTCGCCATGCTGAGATCATGGAAGCTATATTTGGTCAAGGCGAGTTCTTTGACATTCAAGATGACATTCGGGATGTGAACAACAACCCCATCGATGTAGGCATCTTAAAAGCCCAGTTGATGGAGGATTTCAAGCGGGACAAGATTCGTAAATCCATTGATGCCATTGAGTTGATGGCAGAGATTTATGGCACAGGCATTGGCGAGATTGTCGTTAAAACTGAAAAGCAGTTTGTACCCTCTACTCAAGCAATTCCTGGGCAAATGGGCCAAGCCGCCATTGGCGTAGTGGAAAAAGACCGCATTTCGGTCAAGATTTCACCTGTAAATCCCAAGAACTTTCTCTTTGACCCCAACGGAACCTCAGTCGATGACTGTATGGGAGTCGCTATAGAGAAATACATCTCTATTCACAAGATTGTTGAAGGCATTGAGCGTGGAATCTACCGCAAAGTAGACATTACGCCCACTTATGAAGATACTGACCTAGAACCTACCCAAGAGGTGAGCCAGTATCAGGATGAAAAGGTACTTTTGCTGACCTACTATGGTCTTGTCCCCCGTGAGTACCTAGAGAACCTTGAAGAAAACAAGAACATTGTTGACTTGTTCCCTGAGAGTTCCGCTGCTGAAGAATATTCAGACATGGTGGAGGCCATTGTCGTAATTGCCAACGATGGGCAATTGCTCAAAGCAGAGGCAAATCCTTACATGATGAAGGATCGTCCTGTTTTGACCTATCAGGATGACACTGTTCCCAATCGTCTGCTTGGTCGTGGCACAGTGGAAAAAGCCTTCAATATGCAAAAGGCTATTGATGCTCAGATTCGTTCTCACTTGGATTCATTGGCGCTGACCACCAGCCCCATGATTGCAATGGATGCAACCCGTCTGCCCCGTGGTGCTAAGTTTGAAGTCAAGCCTGGAAAAGCCATTCTCACCAATGGCGCACCTTCAGAGATTCTGTATCCCTTTAAGTTTGGGCAGACTGATGGAAACAACCTAGCCACTGCCAAGGATTTTGAGCGAATGCTCCTGCAATCAACGGGAACTTTGGATTCTCAAGGCATGGTCAGTGCTGGTGCTAGGGACATGGGCCAAGGCGGTATGTCTATGGCGGTTGCCACCATAATCAAGAAGTACAAGCGTACTTTGGTGAATTTCCAAGAAGACTTCCTGATCCCATTTATCCAAAAGGCGGCTTTCAGGTATATGCAGTTTGACCCAGAGCGTTACCCTTCTGTGGACATGACCTTTATTCCTACTGCCACCCTTGGCATCATTGCCCGTGAGCATGAGCAACAGATGTTCATTGGCTTGCTCCAGACTCTTGGACCGAACACTCCTGTTTTGCCACTGATTCTGAAAGGTGTTTTGGCTAATTCTTCCCTGACCAACCGCTATGAACTGATGGAACAGTTGGACAAGATGAGCCAACCTAATCCTGAAGCACAGCAAATGGCTCAAGCACAACAGCAGTTGGCTATGCAAGCTGCACAGGCTCAGATTGCAGTTCAAACTACTCAAGCCGAACAGAATCGTGCAGAAGCACAGAAGTTGCAGGTTGAGACTCAGTTGATGCCTATGGAAATACAAGCCAAAAACATGGCGGCAACCACCAAAAACTTGCCAAATCAGGACGATTTAGCCTCAAAAGAGTTTGATAAGCGGGTCAAGATTGCAGACTTGATGCTCAAAGAAGCTGACATCAAAAACAAGTCAAAGATTGTTGAGTTGCAAATGGCTGACAAGTTAAATGCTCAGTCACAAGTTAAGCAAGACTTCCTTACCAAACTTACAGATGGTCTAAAGAATGGCTAATATCAAGGAACTTATCCAGAGTATTGAGTCAACAGACTCATCTTTTGATGAGAAGCTAGATGCCATCAATAAGATGGAAGAAACCTTGGTGGCTATGCGCCAGCAAGAAGAAACGGCTATTCAAGACAATGTAGACCTGATTGTTGAGGCCATCAAAGTGATGGAGAACAAGGTCAGCGCACAGTTAGAAATTGCCAAATCTATTGTTCCTGAGAAGGGTGACAAGGGAGATAAGGGCGACAAGGGTGCTGATGGTCGCCAAGGCATAGATGGCAAGAATGGGTTAAATGGTGCACCAGGAAAAGATGGCGTAGATGGTTCAGATGGTGTTTCTGTCACAGATGCCAAGATTGACTTTGATGGTTCGTTGGTTATTATTTTGTCAACAGGTAAAGAGTTGAATGTTGGTGAAGTAGTTGCGCCAGATTTAGCAGAAAAGATCAAAGTTATCAGCACCATGTCCACCAATGGGGCCGTGGCTATCTTAGATGAAGGCACAAGCATCACAAGTGGTGTTAAGAAGATCAATTTTGTTGGTGCGACTGTTACTGCCACCAATTCAGGGGATGATGTAA